TTCTCCACACATATCCTGAACATCACCAGAATCAAAGACTTGCATCTTAGGGGCAAACCAAGGATACTTGATTCCATCATTCTCAAATACACCGTGTTTAATTAATACCCAACCAAAACCAGTATAATCAACGGTAAATGGTTTACGGCGTTTTGAAATACTTTCAACAGTTTCATGATTCATCACTCCACCATTATTACGGAAATCATCTTCCTCTAACCAGTGTGCTACAGAAGTCGTGTGTCCATCTTCAGTAGCATACCAACCAGCGGCAATGTCCTTCTCCATTAGAACTAATTGCCAGAACTTTTCAGTATTAAAGACAATATCGGAATCAATCCAAAGTTGCCAATCATAATTTAGTTTTCCATCCCAAGGAAGTTGATCCGGTCCGCGCAGTACATTCGCACCTAAACACTTACATCGGGCAAAGTTTACCATCGATGAATAGTCTTGTGAAATTTGAATACTTGCTCCTGACTGTACTAGATCAAAACAAAGTTGTACAAAACTCTTTAGGTAGGTATATGAAACTCCTCTACCAGGAAGACAAAAGACAATGGACTTACCTTTTACTATTTCCTTTGCTTTATTGTAGTCCCATTCTGGTTCATTATTTGATGTCGCTGGGACATTTGCTTTTACTGTGAATCCTTTAGCCATAATTTTAAATGATTACTTACATATCATACATCATTATCTATGTCCTGTCAATCTTCCTCTTTTTCACTTAATACGAGATCTGTGCCTTCTAGTGAAAAGTTTATCTCACTATCCTCATACCAAGAAAGATCATTCACAATCCATTCGGGTATTGTAATATAATACTCCCCAGTAATTGAATCAACTTGTAGTGCCTCAAAATTTTTGCCGGAATTTTTTTTCATTTTAAGGATTAAAATTTACCTTTTTCAGAATTATATAGTCTCGGGAATTTTTTGAGTCGATCAATATTTATAGGTCGATTTGGGTCAGTTGTAGGTTAGGGTAGTTAGGGGGTTTTATATACGCGCCGGGCGACGACGGCGGCACCCCCCCACCGGGGCACTGCTAATCCACGAACGCACAAAAGGACTGCCCCCCACCCCGAAGGGCAGAGGGCAGGCAGGGGTCAGGCAGGAAAGGAACGGGCAGTAAAGGAGAGGCGCTTTGCTTCGGGGTTACACCAGTAACGGTGACCGGGACCGACCCACCCCTGAAAATCGGTGGCAAGGTCTGCTAACGCAACAGCAGAGAGACCGTCAAAATCACTACCAAGGGACTGCCCCTTACCGTTTGTTGCCCATTCGGTGCCGGTCCACGTGGGCAGGTTCTGAACCTGGGTTCCGACCCATACGGTCTGACGGGTCACGAGGTCGGTTGCCTGATTGTAGAGCATGGGATCCGGAGGTCGTTTGGTTCTGATTAATTGTAGCACGGAAAGGGGGTCAGGAGTCAATCCCCCAGTAAGAATGAGAATGAAACGCAGGTCTCAGCGGGACGGGGCAGGTCGATCGTTTCGGCAACCCAGAAACCAAGTTCGCCAGCATCTAGGCGCTCATTCATCAGGTCCCACCAGGGGGAGGCAATGAACGCATCTATCAAATCAAGGCGGCGCACGAACAGCAGACCCTCAATCCAGGAGACGGTCCCGTCCCATTCGGCGGCAGAGAGGAAATAATCCCAGGCGGTGGTGGAGGGCATCGGGGTTCGGAGTCGTTTGGTTCTGATTAATTGTAGCACGGAAAGGGGGTCAGGCGCGACCCCCTCAGGCAGGGTCAGACTGCCTCAGTCATCCACAGGGGCACGGGATAATCCAACTGGTCGATCAGGCAGGCAGCGAGGCGGTTCATCACCGCCGAACGGTCAGACCCAGGCAAATTGGTTTCCAGGGTTTCGGCAAGACGGTACAGAGCATCATAAAGAGCGGTTTGCTCCTCAGGGGTCAGGGTGATGGTGACGGTAGCGTTTGCCATGATCGGGTCCGGGTCGTTTGGTTCTTACGTATCCTACAGGCAACCCCACCCCCCAGAGGGGGCAGGGTGGACAGTTCAGAGATCGGCAATCAGTTCGGCGATCGCTTCGGCATCGATCTTAAGGTCATTCCAGCGGCACCCGTCTGGGGTCTCAGTCGATCCACACTCCCACAACAGCGCCAGAAGGTCAGCATAGGAGCGGCACTGGCGGGCAGCATGGTAGAGTCCCTCATCATTCTGAATCCAGAGGGCAACGTTCCAGGTTTCCCAGTTTGCCCAACCGTTGTAGGTTTCGGTCTGGGCGGCAGTGGCGGTAGGCATCGGATCCGGTTTCGTTTGGTTCTTACGTATCCTACAGGCAACCCCACCCCCCAGAGGGGGCAGGTGTGCCAGTTGCTCAACTGTCCTGGGTTTCCTCCTGGGGGGCATCCGATGCGATAGACTCCAGGATCTGCAGGAGTTCCTCACCATTAGAGGCACGATTCAGCAGAGCAGATGCAAGTTCGAAAGTCATGATAAAATGTAAATCAGTGTGGTTTGAGTTAGGGTGTCTTTAGAGCGCATCCCATTCTCTATACTCTCAGACGATGTTAGCGGGTGATCCACAACTCCGATAGAATGAAACCATATTCTGTGCCTCTGCAATTGTCTTGAATTGTTGAGTCTTCCAGATCTGCTGATAAGGTGAGAAGAATTGAATGGTGATCATCGTTGTTAATCAGTGGGAAAGGAGTTTGAGTGAATCAGAGGGGGAGAATTTCTCCCCCTTAGAGTTTAGGCAAGGCGCATTCCAGAGAAGAAAGGAATGGTGGTAAACTCAGTTCCAAACTTAGAACGAAGGAACCAATTGAACTGCTTTTGGAAGACACCCTCACCACCAAGTCCGTGCTCCTGAAGAATAGCATTCAGACGGGACTTGGTGGTATTGGATTGATACCCACCATCATACAACCTGATGAAAGTATCACCCACCTCAGCAATCTTATTGCCGTGAAGGTATACAAAACTCACACCCCCAATGTTAACGACTTCCGTATTGTCACACTTCCAATCAACACTTTTGGTGATGGCAGCGTTCATTTGGCGTTCGATTTTGCGCATTGGGTTGGTTTCGTTTGGTTCTTACTTATCCTACAGGGTCACCGACCCCCCCTAGGGGGCAGGTGGACACTTCGCCAACTGTCACACCAAACCCTGGTAAGTATAAACCTCAGAGTTGACTGCGGATAACATTTTAGTGACTCCATCTTGTTGAAGTTTGATAGTCACCGATCCATTCCTGTTTCCCTTTTCCTTCTTAGGTGCTCCTAAGAATGCACTCACTCCGTTGTTAGAAGTCAACCTAAAACGCAGACCGCATTCATAGTCAGACGCGCCATCATTGAATACAATTTTGCGCGACGTTTTTGCAAGTCCGGAGGCATTCACCAAACGAGCAGTAAATCCATTCTCAATGTAGCGAACTGCAGGATGATTCTGAAACGTGAAGCGATGAAGTTCTTCATCTACACTATCACGCACCCAAATGTGATGACCATAAAGAGGATCGACAAATCCATCTTTGAGAACTTGGATCACTTCGTCAGAGGTGATTTGATCCAATGCAGCACTACAATAGTCTGCAAAGATTCCCCCCACCATATCCTGAAACTCTTCATCATAACGAACAGATGTAGGAAGAGTGCGCCAATCTGCAATTTTAGTATTCCATTCTGCAAAGTATTTGTGGAAAGTTCTTGCTTGCTTTCCAAGATTGCCCCAGTCAAAGGAACCGTTCCCGGTGCCCTTCTTCAGTTTGAATCCTAACTTCTCCAATACTTCATTTAAATATTCTACTATGGCGTCCTCCTTACACTTTGTTCCACCACGAAGAATAACTTCTCCAGTGTAAATCTTGAGTTTGTTAAGAACGTTAGCGGTAAACTTTTCGTTCCTTACACCATCTTCGTGGGATTGTCCATCAATAGGATAATGTCCTTTTTTCTTAGTCATTGTTTTAAGTGTGCCCATTTAGTTAACTATGGGACTTGGTGAGGGTTTAGGTGATCCGTCTTTAAGGCGCGGGTCGTTCCTTGGTTGATGAATTAATTATAGGGCATCAGGGGTCCCCAGGGTCAGATGGTGGACAGTTAGTTAACTGGCACCCTTAACAGAGGTAAAGAGCAGATCCAGCAGTAGGAGGGCAACAACTGCCTTCCAGAACCCCAGAGCGGTGATTCCGAACCAACCCAGGACCAGGACCAGCAACCATGCCTTAAGGGCAAGCACAGCAACTCCCACCAGCAGGAGACCGAAGGCAGTGCCTGCGAGGGTTGCGATCTTTTCTGCTTTGGTTTTGATCATCGGGGTTTCTCCCTTGGTTGATGAATTAATTGTAGCAGGTCGGGGGGTGCGGTCTAGGGGTCTTGTGCCACCTTATTAACTGGCACACTGAAACCTCCCGTGGTTGAAGTTAGCATAAGCGAAGACCTCACGATTAACCAACTTAAACATACCAAACTCATTGGTCATTACATAACCCTCAGAATCGATTCTGTTGTAATTGATGTATGCTTGGGGTCCATCATTGTGGCAGAGGTATAGTGCGTCTTCCTTAATCGACTTAACCAACTTCCAGAAACTAATCAGATTAGGATTCTCAAAATCATCAGGATTGACTTCCTTACCTTCACGAATACAGGCATTGAGTTGCTTTGTAATTTGTGCCGCAACTTTAGGTTCCACAAACTCTACACCAAGAGCCATCACCTTAGCAAACTTAGAAACCTCTTTAAGGTCTGCAAAGTATTCGGCACCTGCAAAGATTGATGCAGTAGGTTGAACGAACTTGACGGTCTCAGTATCATTCCAGATGCTACGATCAGGCAGTGCTACAGCATCACGAAGATCGCTTCCAGCATAATAGCAAGTGTGCGGTGCAATGATTATATTTTGTTCTACTACTTCTGGGAACTGATAGGTGATAGTGTTGGGGGTGTATTCAGTAGATCCACCAAACCCAATAAAGTCCCCCTGATAAACGGTGTTTGTAAAAGGTAGGCAATCAAAACAAGCGTGAAGAATGTTTGCAACTTCGCCAGAATGGTTCGCATCAATTTCATCATGAGATTCGTTGATTTTGATCTTTACTTTGTTGAAGACACTTTTGGTGCCCACGAAGAAGTTTCCGGTTGCAGGATTGCGACCCCAGACAATAGCAGGAGCACCATCAATCTTAACACTGAGATGACCGGGATTGAAGAACCAATCTAACACGGAAAGGTCACCGGTCAGGATCGAATCTTCGGGGTGCTGGAGGTGGGTGTTTTTCATTCCATTATTCTACAGGGTCGGGTGGGGGATCGGGTCCCCCTTGTGCCAGTTCTCAGACTGTCACATACATTACTTTATCAGGGGCACGGTAGATAGAATCACCATAGAAGACTTCCAACCTCACAGTGTTACCGTAGAAGTCAGAAGGTAAACCATAACGAAGGAAGTTGCGAGTTGTTGAATAATCAGAAGACAATCCCCGATCAGTCATTCCGACTGGATTATACTCACCCTTGGCATTCTGCTTGGTGTAGATGATCTTCATCGGGTTTCTCTCCCTTGGTTTATGAATTAATTATAGGGCATCAGGGGTCGCTCTGGGTCAGATAGTGGACAGTTCGGCAACTGTCACATCAGATTCAGATTCTAACAAATCAGCAGCAACTTCCTCACCATAAAGTTCTTCGATCTCACGAACAATGAACTCTTGAGTATAGTTACCATACTGTGAGGTGAGTAGATCAAAAAGCATAACTTTCATAGAATCATTATCTAACCCTTCGATAATATGTTGAGCATAGTTATCAACGAACTGTTCGAATTGTGCTTTGTTGAGTTTCATCAGTGGGTCCGGTTTCGTTTGGTTCTTACTTATCCTACAGGGTCAGGGGACGGTCTCGGGGGGTCAGTGTGCCAGTTCTCAAACTGCCACATCATTATAACACTCATAGACAACTTCCTCACCATAAAGTTCTTCGATCTCACCTACAATCTGTTCTTCAGTATAAGTCTCATACTCACGACAGAGTAGATCGAAGACCATCAATTCAAGGGAAGCAGAATCTAATCCTTCGATAACGTGACTGGCATAATTCTCAACCAGTTTGGAGAATTGTTCTTTGTTGAGTGTCATTTGATGGTGATGGTTTGATTTTTGATTTGGCAGATGCGGGAAAGATTATTTCCAGCAAGAGCAACTTGAAGGAAAGAATAGTTACTCCCACATTCTTGATTGATTGCTTGTTGGGTTACAATTACCCGACCCGCACCAACAATAGGAGCAGATACGAAAATAATAACAACTATAACAAGTACAAGAGTTTGAAAGAGATCAAAGTTTTTCATTTGAGGTTCAGGAATTGTTAGTTTGCTTTAGAACTTCTTTAATCTCATCATCAATCTGCTCAAGGACTTGTGAATAGATGTAGTCACTATCACCTACACCAATCAACACCTCTTCAACTACACCATCTGGATAAGTTACCTCATTACAATCATCATCTTGAGTGGTAACATCATTGCTGGTGAATATAAATGCTGCAACTGGTGCAGATTCACCTTGCTCTACAATCTTGCGATTGATAGAGTCACGAAGTTGGGAAAGTGTGTAATACATTTGAGGTTCAGGAAAGAATGTGACGATAATCAATGGACTTGATGCACCAACCAGTGGCACATGTGATCTCTTCAACTAAATCATCTCCATCATCAGCATCCCAGATTTGACCGATTGTGTCATTGGTGATGTCTTCTTGATAACCTAATGTTGGAAGATTGTTGAGATCATCAGTGGTGAAATCAAACTCAATTTCTGTAACTTGGAACTTCATTTGTTCAGAGGTGATTTGTAGAAGGAACGAAATACTGAAACCACGATGATTGCGGTGCTGATGATACCTACCAACCCAAGGTAGGTTACAGTATCACCAGTAAAGTTGAGAGTGTCGGGTGTCATTTTAGTAATCAATGTTAGAGTTCAGGTATTCATTCACATCGAACTTCTCATCATTAAGTTCGGGAATATCCAGATCAAAGATCTCACCTTGACTATCAGCAATCTCAGACCAGAGTTCATCAAACATTGGGGATCTCTCAGGAACAAATGTAATGTAGAACGGATTGGGGGATTTTGCAAGGGGTCTTGTGCCAGTTCAGCAACCGGCACACCCCCTGCACTAAGTGTTAGAAACTGCTGGAGAATACGTAACCATCTACGAAATCATAATCATAACGAAGATTCTGTTCCCAGGTTGCCTGCCAATCAACAACTACGTAGGCAGGAATATCATACCCATAAACCTCAGTGATAACTTCTTCGGTAAATGTTGCCTCGTCATGGTATACACCACGGAATGCATCTTCTACGTTCTCAACATAATGCACCGCACCGTGATATTCAATGAAGGCATCAACTACATCATAACCAATACTCTCACCAACACGAACATACTCATCATAATAGGCAACGAAGTCTGACTCATTGTGCTCATCAACGAACTTAAGAGCATCATCTAAATCATACTGACCTTCGATACAGTTCTCTTCGATGAACTCAACAGTTTCAATTGCGAAGACTTCTTTGTAGTTTGCTTGCAGAGTCACGGGCATTGGAGGAATCTCAGGAACAAATGTAATGTAGAACGGATCCGGTCAGAAGTCAATGGGCAGTGGACAGTTCTCAGACCGTCACACCTCACTAATTAACTTTAACCGACGAATGATATCATATATTTCCATTTGATCCATATCGATCTCGTTCATATCAACAGGAGCAAATTCTTCAAGATTCACTGTACCATTGGTGTAGATCGGAGCATAATACAATTCGTCTCCATCTTCCTGAGACAAAGTATAAACGCAACCGTGATCAGTAGCAGTTAGAAAAATCATTGGGTTTCTCAGGTACAAATGCAATGTAGGACGAATTCGGCAATATTGCAAGGGGGTCTGTGCCGGTTCTCCAACTGTCCTCATTCTCAATAAGACCTATACTATTGAGAATCAATAAGATATCTAATTGAGAATGAGGACCAATCTTCGAACTGGCACAAGACTAGAAAGGATCGTACTCTTTGATGCTACAATGAACTTCTTCATCCCCTTGAAGTTCTAGTAATTCTTTCCAGTCCATATCTACCACATCTAGATCATCATAACACATGATGTCTAATGTAACAGTAAGCAGGCGTTTCTGTGTTAACATAATGTCTAGATGTGTATGTGTGCTAGATTATATCATGCATAATGCCTATATGCTAGTGCTTCGAGATCATGCGCATCTCGTGCATACTCCTCGTCGAGTTCATGTGTATACTCGTCGAGATCGCATGATGCATCGTTGCCTGATGTATAGTCGAGATCATAGTCGTCGTACATAGCTCGTCGAGATCCTGTGTGAGTACTAGATGATTATAGCACATGTCTCGACGAGATGCAAGTATGATGTGCAGGTCTAGACGAGAATGTTGTATGTATATATGTGTCTCGACTAGAATTATAGCACATCTAGTCGAGATTCGCAACCCTTATGCTAAGTTTTGTGTGGGATCTTGGAGATTTCTGCGGGGGGGGGTTGACTTTATGACCTGCGCGTGTTATAATCCGCTCGCTTAGGTCACAAGTCTCAGAGGTCTTTATGATGCCTTTATGATACCTTTATGATGCCTTTAGAGTACAAGTCTCAGAGGTCTTTATTCTCAATAACATACACTATTGATTCTCAATAAGAGAACACTATTAGAACCATAATAAAAGCTAATTTATATTTATTAATACATTTTTTAATGTTTTTTTACTATAATTCATCATAAAACAGGAATAATCTCACTTTCTTTACACCCTTGACGTTTAATACACTCCTCATAGAATGATGCATCCTCAATAGTATAAAACGTTGCTATTTGTCTTGAATAATTCTTCTTCTTTGGTTTGAGGTAAGTTACTTGGTACTTCATGTATTTCAATTTGTATTGGTTGATTATCATTCCAGTGTCGTATCACACCGGCAATGATGAAAGTATTAGTGATTAAGTAAGTTATAAAGATAACAGTACGAATGACTGCAATCTTATCAGACTCCCTATCACACTTGGATGCTTTCTCACCTAGTGCCTTTGACCACAATTCCCATATTTTCATTTATCCGATTGTTTAAGTAATTCCACATCCTTCCATTGTGATGCATAAACAAGTAAGCAAACATTTCTGGATCTTTGCTCAAATCTTGATACACAGATAGTAATATACTGATCACATATAAAATCAACCTTACCAACCTGTTCCTTGTACCTAACCTCTAAACCTTGATAAAAAGCAATCATAGGAATGCAGACTCTAATGGTGTACGATTTGGTATCATTGCAGAATAAGGAGTTGTACTGTTTATATCTACCTGCTTACCAATGGACTTCGCATTGATTGGTGCATAATAGACTCGCTTCTTTGGTTTGTAGAATCCCCATACAGTTGAGGTACGGGCACCAAGGTTATAATCAAATTTGCGATGGCAACAGAGCATAATGCGAATAGTAGTGGGATTGAACTGTTCATACTCATAAGAATAACCTTTTGGAGAATGATGGGGAAAATCAATCATCTAATGCGACTCTTAACCGATCAGGACTAATACCCTCACTAATATAACGTTGAAGATGTTGAGTACATACATCTCTTGTTAATTGAACTTCTTTCTCATCAATCAGTTCCCACCCTACAGTAGTAAACTCTTCAATACGATAAAGTACTTCCATTTGAATTAAGTTGTAAAGGAATCAATAATACCAGACACATATTCATCTTGTAATGTGAACTTCTGTGCATTC